GCCTACCACGGCCCGGATCGACTGCCCGCTGACCCCGTGCCGGCTGCCGGCGCGGCCGGCGCTGCAAACCAATGACGACTGGCGCGCCGCTGTCGATGCGCTGGAAGGGGAGTTGCTGAGTTGTGCCGGGCAGGTGCTGGAGTGCATCGAGCGACAGCGGGTACAGGCCTCTCCAATCTTGCATGAGACGTCTGCGCGGTGAATTGACGGCCCATCATCGAAAGTCGTGGCAGACTGCAGGCGACCCATTGCGGTCAGTCAGACGCAAGACTTGAGTGTCTGCTCAGCAGCAAGCGGCTCTTGGTATGGGCAGCTGGATTGACTGCAATCGGGTCGCGGTCCTTCGTAAGCGCATCACTGGTAGGCATCTTGGCGATTCATGTCCTTCCGGTTTCTGCGCTCTCTGAAGGAATCTCTTAGCCGATTACCAAGCCACAATGGACCAACCATGAAGACCAACATCGAGGATCACTTTCGCGGACTTTGGAAGCGGTCACAAGCTCCTAGCGCGGGGCCTCTCTCGGCTGAAACCATGAAATCCTGGGCGGAAGCTCGAGGGCTGACTGTCTCCTCATCCCAGGAGTGCAAAGTCGGACTCTTTCGCCCGACCTCAGCTGTAGTGCTGGATTTAGCTGGCACGAAGGCTTGCTTCCCAATCATTTCAATGGACAGCCCCGAATGGAAAGCGAATCGGGCAGCCGCAGACAAGCAGGCGGATCTTTGGAAGAAGGTTGAATGGTTCGGCCCGCTGTGGATTTCCAATAGCAGCATCACAAAGCTTCTTGCGGACATTCAGTATTGCTCCGCCAAGCAAGCGATTCAGCACTTTGACTATCACATGTCGACGGCCTATACCCTGCCGTTTCAGGCAGTGTGCATCGCTCAGCTCCTGCCCAAGACCCGGAGTATGGCGGGCTTCGCGCCATTGGCCCGAGAGGCCTACCTCGCCTTCTATAGTGGGCACCGTGCCTCTAGCGTTGCGGCGCTGATCCCCGTTATCGAAGGGGGCGTACAGCGGATCGCGGGCGCTCAGTCTTCGCTGAAGGTGGGTGACGCCATTAATGCGGTAATCAATCGAGCTATCGGTTTAGCTGCTGATCTGCATTTCGGTGGTATGTGGGTGCCGGACCAATACCGAACAGTGGACTACTTGTTTGGTCAGGATGAACGAGTATTCGTCTTCGAGACTTTTCGCCGGTGGCTTAAGGAATGCTTCTTTCAGGACAGTGACAAGTACAGTGGAGTCACTTGGCTTAATCGACACCTGTTTGCACACGGACTCTCGACCGAATGGCAGTTGTCCTCCAATTTCTCGAGATTGGTAGTGGCAATCACCACCTTGGGTGTCATCGAGGCCTGGCATGATGAAACCAACGTCGTACCGCTTCTCTTCCCCGAGATGGACGACGGCGGCAAACTGCTCTGGCAGCAGGCGCAGCGTCGCACGCAGATTCAGATGGCACTGAACCTCCAGGAACAGAGGGAGTTTCAAACCAAAGGCCGTTTGGTTCCCGAACTTCCTACCGATAACGGCGTGACGCTTAGAAAGGCCGTCTTAGCGGAAGATGCAATCAAAGACTTGGTACGTCCCCTGCGAGATGCCGGATGGGATGTCCACATTACAGAACCGGACGAAGAGGCGCTGTACGTGATCGCGACGGCCACGAGCGGTGACAGCTGCCTTGTGGCTGCGCTGTTATTCAGCTGTGCAACTGCAAACGAGTTGTACCGCAAGCTGGCCGAAACGGCTGATTTTATTCTTTACCGAGGCTCACCCTATGAGCAATCGGTGTACGCCGCAGGTATCACCGTACACGTCGGCCCTGTCGCTGGGTGGTACCCACCGCGGGCTCCGAAATCCTACCTTGGCGATAGCGCTCCTGGCAGCTTGCCAGCATAGATGGCCGCATCCTCCGTGCGGTTCGAACATTCCTCGTCACAACATGCAGAGGCACGTAGTGCAGATAGTTTTGTTGGCGTCCGTTCTAGGGTGGGAAGAAGGACAGTCTACAGTTAATTCCGATCAGCAGGGCGAGCCAAACTCCTTCAGTTCAGCTGGAGATTTCGTCCGTAACGACACCAGCGCGAAGACAAAGTGCTTCTCGAAGAACTGGAGTCCCCAAAAGCTACTGCCATCGTCTTCCAGTAAATATTTGTATACAAAAGTAGCGTTATTGAGCTCCACGCGCTCTGCACGTGATAGCAGGAGCCTGATTTGATCGGCGAGCTCATGATTAACGAAGTCCGCAGGAATAACTCGAATTTCTGCCTCGCGACTTAGAATTTCTCCACTCTTCTGCCAGTACAGCCCTCTAACAATGCGTTTGATGACCCGGACATAGGCCTTACCGTCAAACGGAACAGCAACCAGCGGTTCCACTACAGCATTTCCAGAGCGGCTACCATAGCCGCGTTGGTGCTTCATCGACACCTGTCTGGCAAGCCTCATGTTCGCTTTGATTGTACCGGCGAGTGCATCAATCACTTGTTGTTGGTTTTCCCTGAACTCACCAGTACTGATGCCGATGATCAGTTTGAACTGCTCATCGTCCGGGCTGCCTGCGTTGTTGCATGGTGTGCACGCCGGTACTTTATTCCACGGTATACCCAATGGCCTTGGCTTTGGATAGATGCATTGCGGGGGCAAGTGATCGCCATCGCCCTTAGTGGCTGGTCGCTCTCCGCATAGAACGCAGAGTTGCCCCGTTCTCGGGTTACTCATCCAGACTCCTTTATGTCGGCTTCCGTTGTACTTTCTCACGCAATTGGGAAAATTTCCCCCCATCATTGTCTTGATTGGCAAGCCAATGACCGTTTTTGGCCGATTTCTGCCGGGTCTGACAGGCCGCTTCGGATCAATGAGCGGCATGGAGTCCGCGCTTTCCTGTCCCGGGCGCCTTGCTCTCTGCAGGAGAAGACTGCGCGGTGAAATTGACCGCGCTCCAGGGGGTGGCACGAGAGATTATGAGGGGTGATTGAGGTTGCCCGGATAGGCGATGATTCTTAGGAGCTCAAGAGCCTGAAGACGCCGTCTAATACTGCCTTACATCCCATCGCAAAATCTGGCGTGTAGATTGGCATTCGGGCCACCAAGAATTAGACGGCTATTGAAAAAATTACTTTTATTTCAGTGAGTTACGTTATTTTTAACGCTGGTGCTGCATCATTGGTGTGTGCTGAGAAATGTCGTTCATTCAATAACTTAGCGATATTCGTCTATTTGACAGCGGCAAGGCGTCTAATACTATCCTGCTTGCCGGTCTGATTTTGAGGACTTTTTGCGGGGAAGGGCCGGTCCATCGGCGACGTCGATTTCGCGTAGGCGGATGTAGCGATCGGTCATGCGTGGGTCGGAGTGGCCTGCCAGTTTGGTAGCGTCCTTGCCTTCACGCTTGGCGTCGGTCAGGGACTTGGCGCGGATGTCGTGTAGGGTGGCTCCCTCTACTCCGGCGCGCTCGCAGGATTTGCGCCATTGTTGCTTAACCGTCTCGTAGATAACTGGTTTGCAGGTGGTCTTGGTAGTGAATAGGGTCAGGCCGCGGGCGGAGCGGGGCAGGGCCTTGGACCTGGAGATGACGTCGGCGATGTCGGCAGTCATCTTGACGATCAGCCGCTTATCGGTCTTTTGCTGTTTGAAGGCGATACCGTCCTCGCTGATGTCGGCTAGGCGGATCGAGAGCACGTCGTTGATGCGCTGCCCGGTAAGATAGGCCATCTGGTAGATAACCCGCATGTTCTCGGTGGCCTGGGCGCAGATCGCCTGGAACTCGTCGTCGGTCAGGTAGCGGTCGCGCTTTTTCTCAGTGTGGCGGCGGATGCCGATGCAGGGGTTGCTGTCTACGATTTGCCACTCGACGGCATAGGTGAACACGGTGCGTAGGAAGCTGAGCACGCGGTTGGCCATGTTCGGCGTGGAGGACATGCTGTTCTTGATGGCAGCGACATGCTTGGGTAGGACCTGGTCGGGGTTGAACTCGGCCAGGATGTCCTTGAGCCGCTCGGCTGCAGCGGTGTACTGCAGCACGGTGTTGGGTTTGAGTGTTGGGGAAACCTGCGCGAGCACGCGGTCGATCAGCGCGGGCATACCGGATCCGGTGCTGGCCGCCTGCACCTTCTTGGCGTAGGCAGCCAGAGCCTCCTCGAGCGTCCCGCCGAGGCGCTCCCACTTGTTCTTGTGAACGTAGTAGTAGGCGCCGTGCTTTTGGTAGACCTTGGCTGGCAGATGGCGGTCGTTTTTTCGGGGTCTCATATCAGGATGCCAGGCGCAGCTTCGGTTCATGCGGAGTTTGGGCGGTACCGCCGAGCCGTGCAAGGACAAGCTCCCGGAGCACCTTTGGCTTTCCGTCGCCGCCGATGATGTGAGGGATACGTTCGCTTTGCAGCCAACGGGCCTGAGCGCTTGCCTTCTGTTTTCCCGATAGGGTGCGTAGTTCTTCTTCGGTCAGGAACACTTCCGGCGCCCTCCCTTCCTGTTCTTCTTCGATCCGCCATGGGCCGTCGCCCGCCAACTGACGAAGTTGGCGACGTTGCCGACCTCATCGCCGATCGCGCCGATGGTGTGGTCCATGATGGCGCGCAGTTCATCGAACGTAGCGCGCTGGATGGTTTTGGTGTTCTCGACCACGGTACGCCCGTCCGGAGTTTTGACGACGTAGTCCACGGCCCAGCGCATGGGTTTGGTGGGGATGCCGCCGGTGACCTTGGCCTGCTCGTTGGGAATTTCTGTGCTGTAGAAGATCGTGCAGGTCATATTCGCATCTCCGTCTGAGTCGGCGCGGCCCGGAGTACGCGGAACGTCTCGTGCGAATCAGCCCAGTAGTGGCCAGCGTGATTGACCCAGACATGCGCCCTGACCTGGTGGTGGCCATCGGTCATATCGACTATGACGCCAGACTCGCATTTGCCCAGTGAGACGATCTCGAACTCACCGACCACATCCGGGCGACCGCGAGATTTGCTTCGGCTGTAGTAGGCGACCTGCCCGACGGACAGGGGACCGTAGTGATTGACCCTGCGATCGGGCCAGTCCGCGGAGTGTTCGTTGAGATGGTTCACGCTGCCTCCTCGAGCTGCTGCTGCTCGATCAGATTCGCGCGCACTAGTGCAGCAGCTACCGGCGGGCAGACGCTGTTGCCACACATACGGACCTGGGCGGCCTTGCTCAGGCGTTTGCCGTCGGCGGTGTGGGTGTGGATGTAGTCGGCCGGGAAGCCCTGGGCGGCGTACAGTTCGTGCGGCTCAAGCATGCGCATTCCGATGTCGATGATCTGGTAGGGCTCGCCCTTGATCATCACCAGGGCCATGCGGTCCTTGGTGGTGACGGTGTGCAGGGGCTCGCCGAGGGGCTGGCCATCTCCGGTACCGTAGTACTTGAGTAGGAAGGCACGAACCTCACCGAAGTGGTCGCCAGTGGTCAGGGTGTGTAGTGGCTCGCGCAGGTCCTGACCGTCGCATCCATTGCGCAGCTTGATCAGATGGCTGGTCACCAGCGCGTTGTGGTCGACGGTGGTCACGGTCGGAAGAGGCTCGGCTAGGCTGCTGCCCGGGCCGGTGTAATTTCCGCCGTAGTGCCTGACCATGAATGCGGCGACCATGTGGCGTGGAGGTGTTCCATGTGGGTTGAACACGCCGGCGGCATACGGTGGCGCGATGAATGGCTGGCGGGACGCTATCACGTAGCGCTGTAGCCCGCGGGCGATCCTACTCAGGGTGTTCTCGGCGAGAGGACGCTGGCGGCCGAAGATGCTAGGGCAGGGTATGGACCAGTCGATGATATCTGCCGCAGTACGCCATGGCTTGAGCAGCTTGCGTTTGACCGCATCGCTGGTCGGGTCGCCGTGGGTAGGCGCTGGCCAGACGATGGGTTGTCCGTCACGGCGAGCGATCATGAACAGGCGCTTGCGGATGGTCGGGGCGCCGTAGTCGCAGGCGCGCAGCTCCCGCCAGTCCACCTGGTGGCCGTGACGGCGCAGGGCGTTGGTGAAAGCGCCGAAGGTACGGCCCTTGTTCTTCTGGCAGGGACGACCGTCGCTGGCGATCGGACCCCAGGTCACGAACTCTTCGACGTTCTCCAGCATGATGACCTTGGGCTTGACGGTGGCCGCGTAGCGAATGGCGACCCAGGCGAGACCGCGAATCTTCTTCGATACCGGCGTGCCGCCCTTGGCCTTGCTGAAATGCTTGCAGTCCGGGCTGAACCAGCACAGGTCGACGGAGCGGCCATGGACGATCGCGCGCGGGTCGATGTCCCACACGCTTTCGCAGTGGTGGCGGGTGTGCGGGTGGTTGATGTCGTGCATGGCCACGGCTTCCGGGTCGTGGTTGACGGCGATGTCGACCGGGCGGCCCAGGCCGAGCTCGATGCCGGTGGAGGCGCCGCCCCCGCCGGCGAAGTTATCGATCACCAGGCCGCCGAAGTTGAATGCAGGCTGCGGGTGGATGCGGTAGAGGCTGGTCATTGGCCGGCCTCCTGATCGATTCGCAGGGCGGCGCGGTCCAGGCGCTCGATCTCGGCCAGCGACAGGGCGGCGGATCGGACGAGATTGCTGCGAGCGTCCTTCGGCTTCCACCACTCGCGAGCCCACGGCCAGTATTGTGGCGGCTGATTATGCAGGATCAGGTTGCGCTCGTAGGGGTAGCCGCTGACCAGCGCGTAGTAGCCGGCAGCGACCGCCATTTGCCCGTCTTCGTGCTCATCGTCGTGCTCCGGCGTCCAGCCTTCCGCTTCGACCTGGCGGCGGCGCTCTGCGAGCACATCCGCGGCGGCCTGGCTAAGCTCCGGCCGATGGTCTGCCTGCGCGGCGGGGGCGGTTACCAGCATGGCGCGGATAGCGTTGTACTGCTCTTCGGTCAGATAGAGCGGCGTTCTTCCGTCCGCGTATACGGCCAACTGACTGAAGTCGTGCTCAACGAAGTGACGCAGGCAATCCGGAACTACCACTGGCTCTACGGTAGGGGCGGTGGCTGGATTGGCCATATCCTTCGGCCAATCGATCAGAGACGATCCGCAATCTGGGCATCCACATTCCCCCTTCGGGCGCTGCATCGTCTTGCAGATTTGTGAGGCAGTAGTTGCCTGGGTAGCATCGCGCAGGCGCTCGATGGCTATGATGAACTCGCCGATTCCTCCCTGCTGCTCATCGCCCGGGATGCCAAGCGCCTCTCCGATGGTGACGATATCTAGTGTCTTCTCCATGCTCGTGCTGGCCAGCAGCCTGCGGTTGGCCTCCAGATTCTCCAAGTGCTTTTGCAGCGCCTGCAGGCTGGCGATCCGGTCTTCGGCTTCGTGTCTCCACTGCTCGGCGAGGGTTTTCCAGTGCTGGACCTCATTCCAGGGAGACGGGATGACTACGGCGTTGACCTTGATGCTGTCGGTCTGGCCGGGCAGAGCATTGAGCTCGGCGGCGTGCTGCTCTGCCTGCTCACGGCTTTCGGCGGCCCACAGTTCGTCCGGGCCTTGGGCGTGGACGGCCCAGCGTTGTTCGGTTTCGGAATGGTATGGGCGCTGGATAGTGCACAGCTCCTCGGGCTGGCCTTCGCGCAGACTGAGCGAACTCAGGAGGCTATTGAAGCCGCAACCTCGACGGATAATGGTCGCTGGAGGGAGCATCACGTCGCAGGGTAAATCAGGGAGCTCCTTGGCGAGACCTTCGACTGCCTTGGCGTAGATATCCTTGATGGTCGGCCAGTCAACGATGATTGTCTCGGTGTACTCGACTTCGCCGGAGCAGACTTCGCAGTCCTCTTGCGGCTCATCGAAACTGCAGGCGGCACACGTGGCCGTGTGCTGGATCGTGAATTCTCCGGCCAGCAGTGCCTTGGCTCTGTTTTCTGCAGTCAGGGTGCGCGGCATCAGGGTGTAGTCAGCCAGCGCCTTGGCGGTCATGGTGGATTTCTTAGCCATGGCTCACCTCCTCGCGCTCCACCTGCAGCAGCGGGTTGTTCTCCAGCTCGCCCTCGATGAGGCTGGCCAGTCTGCGGCGAGCAGTCATATCGGGATCGGCCAGCATAGTGGTTGCCTGGCGCAGCAGATCTGCCAGTACGATGCGGCTCTCGGCTTGGGCGGCGTGCAGACTCAGCGCCTTGCCCAACTGCTTGGCCTCATGGCGGGCGTCGTGCAGGGCGTGGTGCTTGATGCCGTCGAACTCGATTGTCTTGGCCTCGGGGTAGAGGTTGAGTAGGGTGCGCAGGTCGCGGTCGTTCCAGTATTTCCAGGGGCGTTCCATGCCGCAGGCGGTATAGGCGCTGGTGAGGATGACGTTATCGAAGGTGGCGCCATTGCCCCAGACCAGCGGATCTGTGCTCAGCCGTGCTCCGGTTGGTCCGCTCAGGATGAACTGCCCGAGCGCATCCAGGGCTGCGGGCAGTATTACTCCAGGAATGCTGCCGTCCACTTCGGTGCGGGCTTCTGTGGATTGCTTCAGCCACCATTGGATGGTTGAGGAATCAGGCTCCAGGCCCCAGCCGAGAGAAGATGCAAGGTCGACACGGCAGTAGAACTCGCCGGCCGGCTGGCCGTGCTCTACGCGCACGGCACCGATGGCGACGATGGCAGCCCTCGGGCCCTTGCCCATGGTTTCCAGGTCGATGACGTAGTGGATAGCGTCGATCATGCCGCAGCCTCCTGTACCACCTCGGTGGGCGCGCTGGCTTTGTCTGCCAGGGCGCGGGCGATGGCTGCACCGCGCTTCATGTTGTCGGCTGCAACCAAGGCACCGACGTTTCTGCAGGTGGTAGCGGCTACCTCCAGCTGAGTAGCGAAGGCTCGCAGGGTGGTGGCGTCATCGGCACTCAGGGCGCGGCGTTCGGCGTCGGCGATGCGCTGGTCGGCGTCGTGGACGGCCTGTTCCAGTGCCTCGCGGGCTTCGATGCGTTCGCGCTCGCGGGCGGCGCGTAGCTTGAGGAGGTCGACGGTCTGGTTGTCGATCTGGCGTTGCAGGGAGGCGATCTTGCCCTGCTGGCTCTCGGCGCCAGCCGAGTAGCCAATGGCGTAGGAGCGATCCTTGGCGCTGGAGAATTTCTGCAACAGAACCGCGTATGCAAGGCTTCCGATCAGGACCATAGCCCCGACGATGATGTAGGTGTTCATGCTGTGTCTCCCTGAGCCCGCCGCCGGGTGCTGTGGTGAGTGACGGCGGCGGGCTGGTGGTGGCGTTAGTTGCCGGGGTTGAAGGTGCCAATGGTCAGCGGAACGAGCCCGCCGACCTCAGCTTCGAGCACGCTCTTGAACTGGCGGGCGAACTCTTCGCGCTGGGCCTCTTCGCCGACCCAGCGCAGCTTGAGCACCGGGGTATCGGCGCCGGTCAGTACGGACAGGCGCAGGTCGATGGTGGCGGACTGCAGACCCTCGAATGGAACGGTGGTGAACTGGAACTTGGTCGGCAGGGTTTCCTGGCTGCGGGCCTCGATCTCGTCCATGGCGCTGCGGGAGGCGCTGAAATCGCCGACGGTGGTGTCGCGCTGGCTGGTGGCCTTGATGGTCATCTTGCGGATGCCAGCGATGGCCAGGGCGATGTTCAGTGGCTGTTCACCGGCGAACGCCTGGACGTTCGGCGCCCAGTCCTCCAGCCATTCAGCCAGCGCCTGCTGGCTGAGGCCTTTCCCGACAACTTTCTGCAGGGCGGTATAGGAAGCGGTGGGCTTGAGGGTGAGAGTGGCCTTGTCATCGGCATGGCCCGGAGCGGCCACATCGCCCAAGTTGAAGATCACCGTCGCGGACATGGCGTCCTGATCGATGAACCCGCCGGCGGTTTGCTGATTGGTGGTGTGGTGCGCCACGTATTTGGTGAAGTCGGCCAGGCTGTGGGTATCCAGCTCGCCGCGGAAGCGCGCCCGACCGGACTGGTAGTGCTCCATGTTGGCCAGCTTCACGCTCGATGGCAGAACAGCGACCGGCGTGTTGGTCTCCGGCATCTTGCTATGGGCCAGAACGGCGTTATCGATGATGAGCTGGATGGCTTCTTGGGACAGCGACATGCTGATGATTCCTTGTGGTGAGTGATTTTTCAGGGGTTAAACGGACTGCGGCACGACCGGCGCCTGTTCACGGTTGAACAGCTGAGCGGTCGGATCGGTCTGGAACAGCTCCAGGCCGTTGGCGGTGACGTACATGGGCGTGTCGAGGGCGGTGTCCTCGCGCTTGCTACCGCGCTTGGTGGGCACGGTGAAGTCGAGCTTGTGGTTGATCTTCACCTGGTTGCTCTCGCCGATCTGGCTCAGCTCCAGAGTGATGATCACCTTGCCCTTCTTGCTGTGATCGACGACGCCAGCAGCGACGTCGGACAGCGCCCGGCCCAGTTGCTGGGCGAATACGCCGGCGTTGAGCGAGTTGAGGAACTCGTTGGTATCGGTGGGTTTCATCTGCTGTGTCTCCCGTTTGGGTTATGCCGCCTGGTTGGCGGCGGGTGTGGTGAGTGGTTGGTTATGAGGGTCCTGAGCGTCGAGCCAGTCAGCCAGGTCGCGCAGGTAGACGACTGGCGGCGCTTTGCGGCGGTCGTGGACCCGGGTGTAGCGCAGGCGAATCTCGCCGACCCGGATCAGGGTCAGCAGGTGATCCATGCTGGTGATGTGCGGCAGGTACTCGGCCATCACCTCGCTCAGCGGCAGGCAGGGCCTGTCGTACCGGCGCAGCAACTGCTGGTAAGTCGTGCTCATGCGCAGGCCTCGCTGGAATGCTCCCCGCGCCCCTCAGCAGAGCGTGCGCCCTGGGGATGGACCGGGATGCCGAGCTGCTGGGCCAGCCAGCCGATGCCGCGCTCGGTGACCATCACCACGCCGTAATGGCTCCAACTGCGGATGCTTTGGTTCCAGCGGCTGCGGTTCTGCACAAACAGATACCCACGGTCGCGGTGAGCGCAGGCCAGGTCGCCGGCGGAGTTGAGAATCCCCAGCTCTCGCAGGCGGATGCGCAGCTTGCGCGGGCCCAGGCCGAGTACGGCGGCGGTGGCGTCGAGGTTGCGGTTCATGGCGACGACCTCAGGCGGCCTTGCGCAGCTGGCGGCGGATGATTCCGCCGATGGTGGCGCGCAGCGCGGCGTGGAGCGTCTCGATGTCCGAGTCGTTGCTGATCTCGATGTCGCTGCCGTGGGCGGCGATGCCGTGCTCGCTGCTGTGGCTGGCGACCTGGGGCGCGTCCGGGCGGTGGATATGCAGGATCATCCCGCCGCGGGCGCGCACCCAGGCGGCCTCGTTCTCGAAGCGCACGTCGCTGATGACGTAGCCGTTGAAGGCGTGGGGGAGTGCATCCTCGATGTGCGCCAGACGGCGTTCCGCCACGCGCAGCCAGAAGTCGCGCCCGCCGTGCTGGCGGCCCCACCCCGTGCCCAGGGTCTGCATCAGCTGGCGGGGGCTGAGGCCGATGTCGGCCAGCGGCATCTCCTTCAGATCGCCCTCCAGCTCGCGGTCGCTGAGGTTCAGCATGCCGCGTAGGGCTTCTTTCAGCGGCTGGGCAAAGGCGTACTGCGCGAAGCCGAAGTGCTGCTCGATGTAGGCGGCGGCGGTGCTCTTGCCGCTGCGGGCGGGGCCGGCGAGGCCGATGAGGATCTTGCGGCTCATGCTGCATCGCCTCCCCAGGGGCCGAAGTCGTCGGTGGGGCGGGCGAGCGTTGGCGCCTTGCGGCTTTTCCCAGCGATCACCAGCAGGCCGGTACGGGCCTGGATGCTGCGGATGGTGTTGGGGCTGGAGGCGCAGGCCGGGTGCAGATACACCGGGCAGCGGGTCGATTGCTGTGTCTGTTGCATGGCCGTTCCCTGTGGTGAGTGGGTACGGCTCTAAAATTAGCAATAGCTAATCTGTAATTCAATAGCGGATGCTAAATTCATCCATTCAAATGCAAAGCCCGCTCGGTAGGCGGGCTCTTCAAGGGAAAATCAAAGCACCTCAGATCGCCATGCCAAATGCACACTGCCATCGCTATGCGGCGTCAGAGTCACGCCGTCGGAATCACGGATCTCCTCCATCAGCCTATCCCAGTCACTCTGCATCTCATCAGGCTGACGACTAATCACGGCCTGCCGCTCAACCTGGGCGCGGGGCGTGCTGATCACGCCCTGGATGCGGCGGGCTAGGCGTTCATAGCCGGAGATTTGGGTTTGATGGGTGACAGCGCGAGCGCGTGGCTTTGCCATGTGACTTCCTTACTTCTGCTTAGCTGTATAAAAATACAGTACACATGGCTCGCGGCTGCATCAAGCGAAACGAGCGGATGCGACTTTGATATGTAAACTTTCCAAACAGATGGGTGGCGGGATATGGCAGGCGTGCGTGTTCGTGGATCGGT